TTTTACATCATTTTTGTATATTTATCAAAAATATCTTCTGGTTGTGCATCATATAAGTGTTGAATATTTATTTTTACTTTTAAATTTTCTGGTAAATTACTTAATTCATAATTTTTTAACTTTACATAATCGCACCAAATTTTTAAATCATTAGCAAAAAATATTTTATTTTTAAATACGTTAATTAATTTTTTTGCTAATAAATTTTGTTTTATATTTTCAAAGTTTAAATCATTTTTAGGATAATCATTAATAATTATTTTAAATAATGATTCTGTAATATCAGTTAAATCATTTCTACAACAATTATCACATTTATTACAATTAAAGAATTTAGGAGGTTGATTAAAATGATTTAACACAAATCTTCTTCTACATGTATCTAAATATAAATATCTACTCATATTCATTAAATTATTAAGTTTGTTTTGTTTAATTACTGGATTTTTACATTCTTTACATACAGTTGATTTTGCAATAGCTAATGATTTATATTGAAAGAATACGACTGTTTCAGCTTCTAAATTATCACGACCTGCTCTACCAATTTGTTGCCAATATTCTTCAATAGATGACGAAGCACCAATAATTATAACACATCTTACAATAAAATCTACACCCATACCGAAAGCAATTGTAGATACAATAATATTAATGTCGCCATTTGAAAATTTAGTTTGGACTTTTTCACGTAGCACTTTACTCATACCTGCATGATATGCTTCTGATACTGTTCCATTAGGATGTATAATATTAATTTCATTTGAAATATTTGTAGTCATTTGTCTTGAATTTACATAAATAATAATTTTATCATTTTTATATTTTTCAAAATAAGGTATTAATAATTTCATATCTATGTCTTTAGTAATATCTGTAATATCTTTTATTTTAGGTAAATCATCTTTTTTCTTTTTTGGTTTTTCTACTTTTTCTTTCTTATATTCAATACATTTAAGAAATAAATTTACTCTATCAAAATTAGCGGTAATAATTGCAGGATTTTGTAAATTTAAAAAATTAGTTATTTCAGAAGTAACTAATTTTGTTGCTGTTGCGGTAACTGCTAATATTGGAATATTTGGATATAAATTTCTAAATTCTCTTATTTTTAAATATTCAGGACGAAAATCATGTCCCCATACACTTACACAATGTGCTTCGTCTACTGCTAAAAATCCAAGTAAATTACTTTCAATTAATGACTTGGCTAATTCTAATCCATCGCCTTTAACCAAGTATTCAGGTGACATGTAAATAATTTTAATATTACCATCAATAATTTCAAATATTTCTCTATCTTTATCTTTATTATTACCATGTAAAGCAGATACAGGTATATTCATTTTTGTTAATTTTTCTTTTTGATCATCCATTAAAGAAATTAATGGTGAAATAATTAATATTGCTTTTTTTGTAACTAAAGGTGGAATTAAATAACACATTGATTTACCATATCCTGTCGGCAATAAACCAATAACATCATTACCTAATAGCAATTCATTAATAACATTAATTTGTTTATCTTTTAATTCAGAAAAACCCCAATACTTTTGTAATATTTTTTTAGCTTTATCTGTCCATAACATTTAACTTAATAAATTAATATATATTTCTTTTTTTAATCAATTTTTAAATGACAACACGTGTTATCATACCATTTATAATAACAGGAACTGTTAAACATGATTTATCAATATATTTCTGTGGAGTCATACCGTTTTGTTCATTAAAGTATTCTTTATAAATACCATTATCTAGTAGTGCAATAAGCTTGTTTAAAATATTTTCAAAATTTTCAATCTGATAATATTTAAGTTTATCATTTAAAAAATCAGAAAAGTAAATATCTTTTTGAATAGCATCTTTTTGAATAGCATCTTTTTGAATAACATCTTTAACTACAGTAATCTTCCAATTATCTTTGTTTTTAGTAAGAATTGCTGGATTATCATTTATTATATTTGCAAACTTCCAGTTATCATCAATATGACCGTTAGAACGAATAACTTGAATATTATTTTCTAATATTGATATAAACTCTTTCATTTCAGAATACTTTAAAATATCACGAAAGAAAACAATTTTATGTTTGTGAAGATAAGCTTTAGTGTCACGAATACCTAAAACTTCATGTTCATTACAAGTTAGAATACCTTTATTACGATGTTCAACTTCATGAGTAATAATTGATTGTGCGCAATCACAATAAAAGCATTTATTTGTCATAAGTACTAAATTACAAGGTTCATAACAGCAATAGGTCATTGTTAATTATTTATTTATAAATTAAATTAATTAATTAAATTAAATTTCAATTTTTAATTTATTTTCCAGTTGAACCAAAACCGCCATCACCTCTAGAACTACTAGATAAATTTTTTACAATTTTAATTTTGATTGGTTCTAAATTTGGAGAACAAATTTGAAATAATTTTTCACCTTCTGTTACTCTAGCTTCTTTTTGAGATACATTTTTAACTTTTGCCATTATATTACCTCTATAACCAGCATCAATAATACCTACACTATTTGCCATCATTAATGGTGTTTTACTAATTGATGACCGTGGGTATAAATAATAAGATACTAATTTTTCTTTTTCATTTCTCATTTCACATTGAATGTTAAAATTAATAGTTTCAACATCAAAAGGTTTAACTTCAAATGTTGAAGTATTAATTAAATCTATCCCTGAATCTCCTTCATGTTTTGTTATATATTTAGTATAATATTCTTTTTCAGAATCAGAAAGATTGTCTCCAAATTTAATAAGAAGCGTATGACACATTAAATATATATTTTATATATATATAGTATTTTTAAATCAATTTTTATTAAAATTAAAAAAATTGTTAAAATAATTTATTAAAGATATTAACAATATATATATATAAATGGCTCCTAAAAAAAATAAGTTAGAAGAATCACTTTTAGAATCTAAAAATGACGAATTAGTAGAAGTTGAAACTAAACCTAAACCTAAAGGTAGAACTAAAAAAAGTGAACTAGTTGAACCTGATGAACCAAATGAACCTGAACCAAAACCTAAAGGTAGAACTAAAAAAGAAAAAACCGAAACCAAACCAGAGCCTGAACCTGAGCCCGAACCCGAACCTAAATCTAAACCTAAAAATAAAACTAAAAGTAAAGAAGATAATAATGATAGTGTAGTAGAAAAACCAACAAAAGGTGGTAAAAAAATTTCTAAAACAGATAATTCTGAAAAAGACGACGTTAAAGAACAAAAATGGTTAAATTTAAATCAACAATGGGCAAATATTGTAGCTAAAATTAATGAACTTGAAAAAGAACGTGATGAAATTTTAAAAGAAATGGAGTATTTTTCAAATAATATTAATGAAAGTGTTGTAGGTAAAATTAATGAACTTAAAAAAGACCGTAATAACATTTTTAAAGATATAGAAACAACTATAACTAAACAAAAGAAAAAAATTATTACTAAAGTTGATATACCTAAATTAGAAGATAGTAATGATGATTCTGATACATCAGAAGAAAGTAATGATGAAGTTGATAGTGATGAAGAAGAAGAAAAACTACCATCTAAAAAAAAATTAGTAAATAAATTTACAGCTAATTCATCAAATAAAAAAAAGATTAATAACGATAGCGACGACAGTGAATAAATACTTAAGATAAATAATATTTATTATGTTTTTTTATAATAGTTGGATAATTAATTTCAATACTATCATACTCATTAACTATTGGTGCTTCATATTGTTTTCGATATATATTATAAACAATAGATGGTATTATTTTATAATTTTCAAATAATGACCTATAAATATTTAAATGATAAGCAAGCTCATATGGAATATCCATATGAATAAGTCTTGTTTTATAACCATATTCTTTAGCTAAATCTATCATTTCTTTTCTTTGAGCATTTTTTGTAAATAATCCTTCAACAATAGTTGTTTCTTCCTTTTTTAAACTTTCAATAACAAGCTTTTTAAATTTAGTACCATCTTTATCTTTGCTTAAAAAGTTAGCGTTATTATTAGCAATAATATTTTTAGCTAAACTACTTTTACCAGAAGCAGGTAACCCTGATATAATAATTAATTCTTTTTTTTCAATATTAGTAACTGGTTTTGATTCTAAAGTTGAATCTAATTTATAACCAGAAATTTCTTTATCTTCATTTATACCTTTAAAATATTCTTCTGGTGTATAAAATTTAAATTTAATATTAAGTGCAAATTTAAAATCACTATCAGATTTATCTTTTTTTCTACCAGCCATATCACCAACATAAAAAGATTTTTTTTTATTAATTTTAAAATTTAATTCGGATTCAATAAAATTAATCATACCTGTTCTAGGCTTTCTATTTAAATCATCTTCTTTACTTGCTAAAAATATAAAAGGAATATTTAATTTATTTTGAATATTAGTGACTTTAAATATTATATCTTCCTGACTAGTTTTACCAGTTAATATTCCCAGTTGATTAGAAAAAATAATAATTGTATTAGTATTAGATAAACTCTTTAGTTTTTCAGGAATATCATCAAATAAAAATACCCAATCATTTTTATCTTTAGGAAAAACTTTTCCAGATTTGGTTTTAATAATAGTTCCATCCATATCAAATCCAGCTACATTTTCGCTATAGTTATGTATTTTTGGATAAAAGTTCAAGTATAAAATCGTCATTTAACTAATATTTATTATATATAATAATTTAATAAATCAATTTTTATTATGAAAATATTAATAGAAAATTTTGTTAACTTTCATTATGAAATAATTGAATCAGTAATAAATAAATATGATATATTATTAAATATATTAAAAAAAGAAAATGATATAATTATATTAAATATTAATAAAAATAATTCATTTATTAATTATATTTTATCAAAATATAAAAATATAAAATTATATACTTTACATGATACTAATTATGATTATTATATAAATTGCACAATTTATGATAAAGATGTAAATGAAATTATTAAAGATAATAAACATATTTATATTGCTCATGAAATTACAGAAAATTTAAAAAAATATCAAAATATTTATTTTTTAACACCATTATGTAATACTAATAATTTTTTTTATGCAGATATTTTACCATATTCTGAACAAAAAAAAATAAATAAAATACCTATTTTTATAATTCAAGGTAATTTAACTGATAAAAGAAGAAATTATAAACTATTAGATATAATTTTAGAGTATTCAAATAAAACTGATTTAAATTTTTATATAAAAATAATTGGAAAAGGTTCGTTAGATTCTAAATATAAAAAATATACAAAATTAATAATAAAAGAAAATTTAGAATTTCTAGATTATCATAATGAATTTAGAGATGCTTATTGTATTATACCATTAATTACAAAACAAAGTCATTCTCAATATTATAAAAACAAATTAACATCATCAATTAATTACGGTCAGGCATATAATTTAAAATTTTTAATTGATAAAGATTTACAAGATATATATAATTTATCTAATGTTGAAATTTTTATAGATGAAACAGATTTTTTAATAAAATTTATTAAATGTGTTAATGAATTTTATTATTCAATAAATAGTAAAATTATTGATACTAATAAACAATAATTACCAGAACTAAAATTTTTTAATATTGATAACCAATTAAATATTAATTCTTCATTATATTCTTTAAAAAATGATTTATATAAACGATATACTAATTTTATTATATATAAAAATAAAGTAAAAATATAATCTTTTTCATTTTTTAATTTATTTATTTTTTTAAGTAAAAAGTTATCATCTCCTGTAGATTTTTTAGAATTAATAGCTTCATTTACTCCATAATTTAAACCAATCATATATGTACTAAAAATAATAATTAAAACATATTTATTTGTTAAACCAAATTTATTAATTAAATAAATAAGTAAAGCAACATTTGAAATATTATTAAAAACTAAATTTAAAGCCATGTCATAATTAGAAGTTGTGTTATTTTTAACACAATCTAATAAATATCCAATAAAATATGCAAATACAGCATATAGTCTTTCATTTTTATGAATAAAATAGATTGATAAAAATGTAAAAATAGTACTTAATATTGTTATTTTATTAGGAGTTAAAGATAATTTTTCTAAAGGTTCAATAAGTTTATTAGCAATTGGAAAAAAAATATTATTATCCGTCCATGATTCAACTGTATTATCATCATTATAATTAAAATGATATTTTTTAGTTGATTCGTCTATAATTTCATTTTTAATAGATTCTATATTTTCAGATAATGATTGCTCTAACATTAAAATAATTGAGATTTTTAAATATTAACTATTTTATATTAAAAAAATTTATAATTTTCTTAAATAATGTATATTAAAAAAATTTATAATTTTCTTAAATAATGTATATTAAAAAAATTTATAATTTTCTTAAATAATGTATACTAAAAAAATTTATAATTTTCTTAAATAATGTAT